CTCGGCCAGGTGGCCCACCGCGCCGGAGGACCAGCCCAAGGCGCCTTGCTTCATCAGCTCCTGCAAGCCAGCCAGGTATTCGTTGTGCTTGTACAGCTGCGCGGCCACCCACAGCCCCACCTTGTTCGGCTTCTCCTCGGCGCTCTCGCCGACGACCTCCTTGCGCAGGGCGTGATCGAAGCCGTGATCGTACAGCACCACATGGCGGGTACCCAGCTTGTCCAGCCACAGGTCGGTCTTGGGGGTGAAGAAGGTCTTGTAAAGGTCCCTGCCGCCCCACACCAGCCCGTAGCCGGCCACGGTGACCGTGTCCTCGTCCTCGCTCACAGCCCGGACGGTTTGCAGGGAGCGCACGACCTCCTCCCGCTCCTCCGGCTCGGTCTCCTCCAGCAGCTTTTGCAGGGCCAGCACGGCCTCCTTGCTCTGTTTCACCGCGTCGGCGATGAGCTGTCGATTCCTGGCCGACAGCACCCGCCCCTCCCGCACCTGAATGACCGCGCTGGGCAAGGTGACGATCACCTTGGGCGGCTCCTGCTCCGGCGGCTGCTCTTGCTCCGGCTCGGGCGCGGCGGCCTTCTCGGCCTCGTTGGTTTCGATGGCGGCGATCTGGTCCTGGGCCTCCTCCTGGGTGTCGTGACAGCCCAGGGTCTCGCCCTCCGGCCCCCCGTCCTCGCCCTTCTTGTACACGCACCATTTCCCGGCGTCGTTCTCCACGATGGTGTACGGCATCCTCATGCTCCTTCCGCAGGCGTCTCCGGGCCTGCTGCTTGTGCGATCAACTTGTCCAGCTCCTCCCGCGCCACCGCCGCCAGGCGATCTCCCATCACCTCCGCGGCGATGTCCTTCAATTTCCGCCAGCCGTGGGCGGCGTGGAACTCGGCCTGCTCCTCGCCCATCACGTAGGGGGCGTAGGAGGCCCGGTTGGCCACGACCACCTGGGCCGCCCCGCGCTGCTCCACCAGCCACTGCTTTTGCATCTGCTCGCTGGTGTTGGATCCGCCGACCGAGCCGTCCACCCTGGCCCAGCGCGGCCCGAAATGACGCTGATACCAGCGGGCGGGATAGGGCCCCGGCGCGTTCCAGGGCCCTTCGGCGGGGTACGGCGTGGCGACGACCTTGATCTCCTCGGCCAATCGCTTCAGCACGGCCAGCGCCCAGCGCTCCAGGCCGTCCTTGCCCAGCAGGCGCCCCACCTGCTCCCAGCCTTCCAGCCGCGCCTCGAGGACCTCGCTCATCGTTTCAGCTCCACCACCGTGCGGCAGCGACAGCCCGGATGGGCCGGAGGGCCGTCGGGGTACTGGTCGCGCCACTTCTCCTCGGGCAGGTGATCCAGCGGCCCGCAGAGGTCGCACACTTTCTCGTCCTCCTCGGTGAGCCAGCGCACCACCGGCGACGGCCCCCGCTCCCGCAACTCCTCCTTGTACTGGTCGGTGGCGTGGGACATGGCCCTGGTCGCCTCGCTCGTGGCGATCAATGCGGCGCGGACCTCCCCGAAGGACGGGCGCAGCAGCAGCTCCGCCGCCTCCTGGTCGATCTGCCCATCGGTCAAGCGACTGATCACGTCCTGCAACAACCGCCGCTCCGTGTCCACGACATCCTTGACCTGCTCGTAGCTGTAATCTGCCGCCCACTTGGCGGCGTCGATCATCTCCTTGTCGTAGTCGATCCCCACCCCCGTCTCCGTCGCCAGCTCCAAGAGCAGGTCCAGGGCGATCATCAGCAGCCCCTCGGTCAGGGTGGAGGTCAGGGAGACGCCCAGTTTGCCCAACGCCGCCTCCGGCATCGCCCCGCCCAACGCCCCCAAGATCACGTCGTCGGCGTGGGAGGACAGCGCGGCGGCGACCTTCTTGGTCAGCTTCTTCCGCGCCCCCTCCGCGTCGAACCGGCGCAGGGCGGGCTCGATGGCGTGATCCCGCAGCAACGGGTGCAGCAGCCGCGCCCGGATCGCCGAGCGCAGCCACGCGGGGATGACGTCGCTGACGAAATGCCCCTCGCCCCGCGCCGCCTTGCGACGCCAGCGAGCCAATTCCTGGTAAGCGGCCTTGGGGAGCGGCGCCGCGTCCGCTTCCTCCTCAACTGACTCCTCCTCCGCTGGCGGCGGCTCCTCCTTCGCCTCCTGCTCCTCCTCCGCCAACGGCTCGTAGCCCAACTGCTCCCGCGCCTCGTTGAGGGTGATGATCCCCTTGTCGTACAAGCCCATGATCGCCGTCGCCTTGGTCGCCTCGTCCTGCTGCACCGCCTCCACCTGCTCCTCGGCGAACTCGAAGGTCAGCCCCAAGGCGTCGAACAGCTGCCGGTTGAGCCCCTTAGCGATCAGCCGCCCCTCCGGGAAGATGGTCTCCTGATAGAGCTCCAGCTTGTGCTCCCTGGCCGTGGCGAAGTTCGCCGCGTCCTCCAACAAGGTCTGCGGGATGCCGAAGGCGACGCAGATCTGGCTGCGCATCTCCTGGTACAGCGACGAAAGCACCAGGTCCTTGACCGGGCTGCCCACCACCATCGGCTTGAGCCCGCGCCCGAAGATGCCGGTCTCCCAGGACTTCTTCACCCCGCCGAAGGTGCGCCGCCACCAATTGCGCGCCTCCTCCCGGTCGCCTTCCAGCAGGTCCTCCTCGGTGGTCAGCACCACCGCGGGGATCGCGCCATGCTCGAAGAACTTTTCCGCGTAGACGTTGGCGTTGCGAGCCAGCCCCGCCGCCGAGAGGGCCACCTGCAACGGCGACACCCCCGGCCCCAGGTCGTCGGCCGGGTTCTCCAGGCGGTGGTAGATCACCTGCCCGGGCCGGAAACGGGCCACGGTCTCCGCGCCGCCCTCCTCCCGCAGCCGCTGCTCGAAGCCGATGAGGCCGCCCCGCGCCTCGATGAGCGGGCGCATGGTCAAGGGGTTCTGCCAACGCAAGCCCTTGAGCGCCAGCCCGTCGTTTTGCTTCAGCAGGTAGGAGGCCCCCCACAGGCACAGGGCGAACTCGACCCGCCCCAGCAGGTCGTCCAGCTCCTGGGCCAGCGGCCACCCCTCCACCTCGTTCCCCCGCTGGTCCACGATCCGCCAGGGGAGGTTGCCGATGATCAGGGCCCGCAAATTGACGCAGCGATAGGCCCAGACCACCGCGGCGTAGGCGCTGGCGGGGTCGCGCACCTCGCCCCCCGACTTGAGTTGCGCGAACAACTCCTCGGCAGAGATGTACTGCGCTTCGGTGATCATGCGCACCGCCCGCTTCAACCCTCCGCCCAGCAACCAAGCCGTTTGCTTCTTGCTCATCTTCGCCTCGTCAGATCGGCCAGATGGCCGGGCCGGTTTGCCCGGACAACTCCGTCAACGCCCACACCAGCGCGTCCAGCCGGTCGGGGGACGGGTCGCCCGGCGTCCATTGGCACAACTGGTCCTCCAACGCGGGGAAGCTCCCCACGTGATGGACCTTGCCCTGCTCGTACAGCGCGGCGATGGGCTCCGCCCTGGCCTGCTTCCCCCGGCTGGCCCGGACCGCCTTGTACGGCACCCCCGCCTCCACGGTCCGCAGGGTGTGCTCCACCATGTCGCCGCCCTGGTTGACCTCCCCGACGATGCGGTCCGCCCGGTAACGGTGGTAGCCCACGATGGCCCGGGAGGCCCAGCCGTGGGGGCTGGCCCGCAGCGAGAGGTCGTCCAGGACGTAGTACTGCTTGTCTTTGCCGTACCCCGCCGCGACGATGCCGGTCTCCGCGTTCCCCTCGGCCAGCACCGCCTCCGGGTCCACCGCGATGACGATGCGCAGGAGCTCCGGCGCTTGCAGCACCCGGCATTGCTCGATCTGCGCCCGTTTCCAGAGGGCGTCGGGGTTGTCCTCCAAGAGCTCGGCCAGCAGCTCCTGCCGCCCCAGCCGCGTCCCCTCGTAGCGCTTGATGATCTCCTGCCAGAAGCCGGCCGCCAGGTTCTCGCGGTTCTCGTAGGTCGTCCCGCCGGTGACCACCGTCAGCCGATCGGCCAGCAGGTCGCGCAGCACCTGGATCGGCCGCGGCGTGGTGGTGACCACCACCTGCGGGTTGTCGCCCAGGCGCAGCCCCAGCATCGCCTGATCCCAGGCCTCCTTCGGGTAACGCCAGGAGGCCAGCTCGTCGGCCCACAGCTTCTCGTGCTGCTTGCCCCGCAGCCGGTCCGGCTCGTCGGCGGTGAAGATCAGCGACTTGGCCCCGGACGGCCAGACCAGTTGCCGGTCCGACTTCCGGTACGTCGGGCGCTCGCCCGCGGGACAGATCGCCAAGAGGCCGCTCTCGCCCTCGATCATGATGTCGCGGGCGTCGTCGGCGGTGGCCCCGATCAAGTTCACCAGCTTGTAGTCCTTCGCCCATTCCCGCACCGTCTCCGCGCCGGTCCGCGTCTTGCCCCAACCGCGGCCCGCCTTGATCAGCCAATAGCGCCAGGCGCCGGGGGGCAGCAGCTGCTCAGGCCGCGCCCAAGTCCTCCAACGGTAGGCCTCCCGCGCCAGGGCCGTCGGGGGCAGCTCCCCCCGGCGACACGCCTCCTTCAGCGCCAAGAGCTCGTCTAGCCCTAATGAGACGATCGAGTAGTTCATGAAACCTCTGGACGCCCTCCGCCACCTCGTCGCCCAGGTCGTGCTGTAGCTTGATCGGCCCGTCCAGGCCCAGCAGCTTGGCTCGTCGTTCCTCCACCCGGATCGCCGCCAGGATGGCCTTGACGTTGCCCTGCAAGACCTCCGGCCAGAGGGCTTTCAACATCCGATCCAGCCGGCGCATCTGCATCAGCTTGACCTGCTCGGCGTCCTCCGTGACCGTCTTGTTCAGGGCGCTTTTGACCGCTTTCCAGGCGGCTTGCCTGGAGTTGTAGCCCACCTTGTCGGCGATGGACTGGTACTCCTCCCCCGCCAGGGCCAACTGCAAGGCGAGCTTCTGCTTCTCGTAGGCTTTCAGGGCGTGTCGTTGGGCCATGTTGTCAACCCATTTCGTCAACCCGGGCCTCGTACCATGCGCGGAGGCGCGGGCTGCGGATCGGCGCGACCTGCACGAGCGCCATGCCCCTTTCGTCCACCGGCGGCAATTGGGCCAGGTCCACCCCCGGCTTGGGCCGCAGCGGCGTGTCGAAACGCCGCCACGCATCGCGCACGACGTGCTGCGGCCGCTGGAACCGCCGCGACGTCTTCACCACCCCCGGCCAGAGCCGTTCCAGGGAGCGGGCCATTTTGAGCCGCCCGTCGCCCTGGTACAGGTCCGCCGTGTTGCCGCCCTTGACCGTCATCGTGCGGCATTTCTGCGTGACGAAGGCGTTCATCAGGACCGTACACCAGCCGTCGGCCAACACCTGCAAGCAGATGTCCGTGTCGTCGTTGTAGCGGATGCGCCAACGGTGCGGGATGCGGTTGAGGACCAGGGTGCAGGAATAGACCCGGCCGTTCAGGTAGAAGGGGGGCAATTCCTCCCCGATGGCGAAGAACTCGTAGTTCAGCCCGGCCAGGGCGACGTTCTCGTAGCGGTCCACGAAATCCTCGGTCAGGCGCAGGGCGATCCCGGCCGCGCAGGGGATCCGTTTGCCCTGGTACACCCGCCGGATGCGCCGGATGTTGTCGTCCAACTGCCAGTGCCGCTCCCAGCCCGCGGCGATGGAGTGCTCTTTGATCCAGTTGCGGACGGCGATCAGCCCGCCGTTCTCGATCCCACGCTCCGCGCAAAAGGCTTGCCGCGTCGCGTCGTCCCCCGACCACGGCAGCACCAACAGGCGCTCCCGCCCGAAGGCCGCGGCGTAGTGATCCTGCTCCTGCGGCTCCACCACCAGGCGGAAGGGCACCCCATCCTTGATCAGAAAGCGCGCGGTGTAGCAGGTGTCGTAGCGCCCCTTCGAGGGGACGTAGACCGGGTAACGCGGCAGCATCCGCTCAGGCATCGCCGCCCTCCTCGAACCGCAAGGAGCTCTTGTCCTCGATCTCCCGCAGCGGCCACCAAATCGAATCGGTCTGGTCGGTGTAGCGGGCCCCCAGCCGTTGAAAGAAGTCGGCGCGATCCTCCGCGTTGGCGAAGTTGACCGTCACCTTGAGCGGGTCGGGCTCCGTGGCCCATTCGGGCATCCCCACCCACTGGGCGGCCTCGCCGTGGTCCCTGATCTCGCTCTCCGGGCGGGTGACGAAAACCAGGTTCGCCAGCATCATCTCGTCGTAGCCGGTGCCCAACAGCCCGGCGGCGTCCTGGTCCTTGATCTCCCGCAAAAGCTCGGTGAGCAGCCGATCGTCCTGCTCGGCCAGGTGCTCGATCTCGTTGTCGCCGGCCAGCACCTTGAGCGCCCGCGGGTCGTCCGGGGCCAGGGGCAAGCGGTGGACGGGGACCTGGTTCAGCCCCAGGCGGCGGCAGGCCTCCACCACGCCGTGCCCCGCCAGGATCGTCCCCTCTTGGGCGATCACCACGTTGCGATAGACCCCGTGGGCCTGGATGCTCGCCATGATGTGGGCGATCTGGTCGTCGGGATGGCCGCGATAGTTGCGCGGGTGCGGCTTCAGCGCCTCAAGTGGCGCGAGCTCCACGGCGAAACTCTCCTCGGGCATGGCCCCTCCTGCTGCGTCCAATAAAAAACGGCGCGAGGGATCGGGCATGATCTGCCGTTCCCTAGCGCCGTGTTTCCCGCCCCGCCGCTCGGCGAGGCTTCGGTCCTGGTGCTGTCCCCGGTTATGGTGGGCCGGGCTGTGTCTCGGTTTGTAGCGCGGTGACTGCCGCGCTTTGTTCGCGAACGGTGGCCTCCACCTTGCCCAGGTAGACGATGGTCCAGTCGGCCCGCTGCCCGTCCACGGTCAGCAGGAGGTTGTATCGCCCGTTGGGCAAGCAGGCGACCCTCCGGCCAAGGCGGATCGTCCACCCGGGCAGGATCACCTCGGCCTCAGCGTGATCCTTCGCTGATTCCATGATACACCCTCTGCGGCGAATTCTCCAAGGCCCTGCGTTGTTCCCGCGTCTCCATCCGCGGCCCCAGGGGGATGTCGTTGCGCTCGATCACCGCGTCGGAATCCAGGTCGGCCAGATCGCACCAGAACTGGAAGAGCTCGGAGGCGAAGAACCGCAGCAGGTAGTGATGGTCCTTGGCGGCTTGCAGGCTGCGGGCGCGTTCCGGCGTGACGTTGACCCTGTGCCAGAGGCCCAACGCCCGCGCGATCACCGCCTCGGCCAAGTAGGCGGGCGGGTTGGTGGGGTACTCCACCCGCGAGCCCACTTGAAAGCGCCAGGCCCCGCGCCGGATCAGGATCTCCCGCGCCTTCGTGCGGCCGACGTTGTGCCGCCGCGCCAGTTCGTCGAGCGACCGCCCGGCCAGGTAGTCGGCGCAGACCGCCCGCTCCCGCGCCAGCTCCGTTGGGCTCAACCTAGCGTCCATGGCCCGTCACTCCGCGCCGCGAGGCGGGGCGTTGAGGACCATCACCGCCACCTGATCCTTGGCCACCATGAAGGTGGTCCCCAAGGTGGTGTCCCAGGTGATGAAAGGCTGCCCCTTGCTCGCCAGTTGCGCCAACGTCTTTCTGATGGTGTCCGTTGGCCCTGAATCCACGCAAAAACTGCTGCATTTCCCGTCCTTGAGCATCACTTCGATGCGCGTCATCGCCCCTCCTTGTCGTTTTTCAGGGAGGACGTCGCTCCCCTGGGCTGCCCTAGTAGCGTCAGCCCTTGGGGGGTTCGGCCCCCTCCTCGCGGCCCTTAGTAGAGGGCAGCCTAGCGGAGTTGCCCCGCTGCATAGCGGGGTCGCCCCGCTGCATAGCGGGGTCGCCCCGCTGCATAGCGGGGTCGTCCTCCAGCCCCTTGATGATCACCTCGAACGGCTGGCCCGTCGCCAACGCCTCGGCGATGGCTTGATAGGCCTCGGCCTGCAGCCGATGCGACCGCTCCTGCATCGTCCATCGCCTGATCTGCTCGGCCTCCTGTTTCGCCATGTCCGCGGCTTGCTCGGCGAGATAACGGAACCGCTCCGGCGGATCGCCGTCCCGCCAATAGATGCTCGGCATGGCGGCCCCGTCGCCGTAGCAGGCCAGCCAATGATAGCCCGCGTCGTCGGTGCCCATCTCCCACAGGATCCCCACGTCAGGCCTCCTTGCTGCGCAGCAGCACGTTCCAGGCCCGCCCGCCGGAGATCACCGTCTCGTCCAGGTGGACGAGCCACTCCGCGGACGGCTCCGGCGGCTCCGGCTCGATCACCGGGAGGGCGGGGGGCAGCTCGCGATAGGTCAGGCCCAACGGCTTGGGCGCGCCGTTCTCCCAGCAGAGCACCATGTCGGAGTAGGCGGAATGCTCGGAGTTGGGCGCGCACAGGAACCACCCCGCCGCGTAGCAATCGCGGGCCAGCAGCGCATCCCAGGTCCGCCGCATGTACTCGCCCAGCGCCGCCACGTCGCGGCCGCTGTAGCTGGCCCGCCCCACGCCGAACTCGGTGACGGCGAAGAGCGGCCAGTCCTGCTCGATCCCGACGACCTGCTGGCGGAACCACTCCGCCGCGGCCGTCACCTCGCTCATCTGTGGCGCCTCGGGCAGGTACAGGTGGAAGGCCACCACGTCGTCGTCGCGGCCGATCGCCTTCATCAGCTCCGCGACCTGGCTGCGGATCGCCGGATAAAGCATCGGGTATTCGATCAGGAACCCGCCCATCACCCGCTGCGCCTTCGGGCAGAACTGCGCCGCGTAGGGCAAGACCTCCTCGGTCAGCCGCCGCGCCGCCGCCTGGGGCGTCAGGTTCTTTTGGGTGAACGGCTCGTTCTCGATCATGATGTGGCTGATGGGCTGCGCCCGCGCCCAATCGGTCAGCCGGTCCACCGAACCCCCCGTCAGATGCACCAACGGCCAGACGTCCACCCCGGCCTCCGGCGCGCCGGAGAGCAGCCGCATCCAGTCCCAGTTCATCGCCGCCTTGCAGCCCAGGTTGGCAACGGAAACCGCTTTGCCAGCCGGCCGCCCCTCGCCCAGGTACAGTTTGATGGTCACGTCATGCCTCCTCTCTCGCTATTCCCGCCTTGGGCTTCCAGGCGCCGCAGGCGGGCCAGCCCACGCGCAATTGGTGGCGGCGCCGTGGGTCATCGCGCTCTTGCTGCACTTGTAGTAGGCGCGGCTGTACTGCAGCCGGAACAGGTGGGCGCAGGTCGCGCAACGGCATCCTTCGAGCCGGCCGTGCAGGGCCCACATGGCCTTGAGCCGAGGGGGATAGACGGGCTTGGGCGCGGGCAGGCCGAACAGGGCCCTCGGCTCCCCCTGCTCCCCCCCGTCGCTCCCCCCTTGTCCCGCGCCGGGCGTCCGTACAGCTACAGCCTCCCCCGTACACGAAATACAGGCTTCGCTCGTCCGCTTTTCACTTGCCATGCTTCAGCCACTCCTTCACCCGCGCCAGCTCCCAGGTCGTCCCCAACTGCGGGATCCTCTCGTTGCGCCAGCGCAGGAAGCCGTTGCCGATCAGCCAGTCGCGGGTGGCGGTCCAGCGCTCCTGCGTCCAGCCCATCCGCCGCATCGCCCGCCAAGTCCCCCCGCCCAGGTCGCTCCACTCCCCGTTCAGCTGCACCAGGGCGTCGCGAGCGAACTTGCGCCCGTCCGGCGGGCCGGGGCGCCAGGGCCCCAACCCAGCCAACTCGGGGGCGGGCGCTGGCCGGGGAGGATACTCCCGCTGGATCTCCTGGGTCTGCGCCGTGCGCAGCCAGGCGACGTTCCAGAGCAGCACCATCAGCACGAACAGGGCCGCAGCGGCCATCCCGCCGCGCCAACGGTCGAACCCGGCGCGGGTCCAGCCGACCAGGATCCCGCCGCCCAGGCCGATGCTCACCGCGCTCAGAAACATGCGCGCGAGATCGCCTTCCCGCGGCGCCGCCTGTCGCGTCTCCGTCTCCCGCGCCGGGACCGCCAAAACCGTTGCGTGATAGCGCTTCTTCACCGACACTCCCCCACGATCCGCATCAACTCGTACCCCGCCGCCCGCAGCTCCCAGTACAGGGCCGGGGCGTGATAGGCGGTCAGGAACGCGCCCCCCAAGGTGGTCCAGATGCCGTAACGAAAGGCGCCGTTCCCGACGACGTGCAACACCCGATTGCGCTCGATGCAACGATAGGTGCGGACGCAGCCGCCGCTCTCAGCTTGCCACAACGCGTTCAGCGCCTCGGTGCCGTGGCCCAGCAGCGCGTGGGCCAACCCCGCCTCCCCCAGCACGATCGGGGGGACGTTGAGCGCGAACACGATCGCCAGCAGCCAGATCAAGGGCTTGATCAAAGGGTTACTCTGTTTCGCTGTCGCGGTGGACGTCACCATCGGCCTCCTCCACCAGCGCGATCTCCTCGCGCAACAGGGCGAGGACCCCGCCGCGCCGTTCCGCGCTGAACTGATGCGCCATGCGCACGGCCCGCAGGGTGGTCGCGATCAGCTCCTCGATCCGGCCCAACCCCTCCTCGAAACGAGCCACGCGCTCCAGTTCCAACAGTCGCTCGTGTTCGCCCGCCGGGATCAGCGCCTGCGCCCCCGTCCGCGCCGGGTACTCAGGCAACGTCTCCGGCGCCGGTTGTCTCTCCGCTTGCGGTCCTTCCACCTTTCCCTCCTGTGCGATCCCATGAGCCCGCAGGGCCTCCTCCAACGTCTCCACCCGCCAGATCGCGCCGGGGCAGCGCTCCCGGAAACGGATCTGCGCGTCGGTGTAGGTCCCGCCGGGCCGCTTGATCTCGACGAGGCGGAAGATGCCGCGATGGCAGGTCGTCAGGTCGGGGGCCCCGTCGCCGACGCCGGAGGTGATCCAGACCCACACCCCGGCGCGGCGCAGCCCCCGCACGATGACCCGTTGCTTGGCATCCGTCCGCCTCGCCCGTCCCATGATCACCGCCTCGTTCGCGTCGCCTGTCGCTCTCGACAGATCGGGCATAGCCGCGGAGCATTGTGCCTCGCTTTCAGCCGCCTTTCCTCGGCGCGGCCTCCGGGCCATGTCCGGGCCAGTTCCCAGTTCACGCCCTGCTCGGCCAACACCTGCATGATCCGCGCCCCGTTGCCGTCGCGATGCTCGGCCAATCGGCGCTTGACGCTTTTGGCGCTGCCCAGGTAGTGGCGCGCCATCCCGCGAGGGTTGTTCGGATTGCCGATGGGCCGCTCGAAATGCAGCAGATACACCGTCATCACCAGCTCCTTCCAAAAGCTCGCTCCGGCTCCCGCCGCACTTGCCCCAGCCCCTTGACCAGCAGGCGGGCCCGCGCCGCCTCGGCCTGATCCTCCTCCCCCACGCTGATCATCCGCGCCTGGGGATTGCGTCCCAACGGCGGGGGCCAGCAGCGGGGGCAGGCGAAGAGCTTGCCGTAGGCCCACTCCCAGGGCAGGGCCCTGGCGCGGAGGAAGCCCTTGCGGCCGGCGGGCCAGCCGCAGACGGGGCAGTCCCCTGGCCCCCGCCGGGGCTCATGCTGCGGCGCGGCCTCGTGGTTTTGCAGATGTTGGTGGTCCTCCTCCGTGCGGGCGTAAGAGGCGGCCCAATCGGCCCATTCGTCGTAGCTGTAGATCACCGTTCGCCGATCGTCCCAAGGCATCAGTACCCCTCCCCGATCTCTTGGCGGATCGCCGCCTCGATCTTCTCCGCTGGGATCCCCTCGGCGCGCAACTGCTTGCGCACCCACTCCGCCGTGTCCCGCTTGCGCGTCGCCTTCGCCGCCTTGCTATCGGGCGAAGGCGCATCCCGGGGAGCTTTATAACCCTCCTTGCCCCACCGTTCCAGGATGGCGCGCACGAAATTGAGCGAGATCAGCTTGCCGTTGCGGCCGGCGTTGGCCTCGTGGATGGCGGAGATGCACCAATCCTCGCTGAACTCCTGGGCGAGGTCGGCCAATTGCTCCACGTCCAGGGGATTGATCAAGCCGCCCCGCGCCGCCTCCCAGGCCTTGTACACCGCGCTCAGGTTCTTGCGGATGGCGTCCGGGTCGAGCTCCGGCGGGGGTTTTTCCTGCGCTTCCGGTTCTGGTTCCGGGGGGTCGTCGTCGCCGTCGCCGATTTTTTCCGGCGCTGCATCTACATCTACTTCTTTTCTTTTCTCTTCTAACTCTGGTTCTACACAACGATTCGTTACACTTTTCGTTACATCACTCGTTACAGTAACGTTACTGGTGTACTGCCCACGGTGTAGTCGCTCCCTGTAACGGCGTATGCGCTCGCTGCCCGTCGCGGCCGCTTGTCGCTCCGCAAAGTGTGTGACGAAGTATCCGTCCTCGTCCTTGGTGATGATCCCTTGCTCTGCCAACGCATCCACATCTGCGCGCAACTCCTCTACCCCAAGCCGCAGCATCCAAGCCATCTCGTCAAGTTTGGGGAGCGAGCCATCCTCATCATGCTTGCCAGCCAGCAGAAACATCTCGATGCAACGACGGAATAACCGATCGGAGAGACGGCCCATCTTGGGATCGTCGAGGATCTCGTGATAAAGCTTGATCCAGTACTTCATCCGTCCCTCCCATTCGTCGCTTGTGACTGCCAGGACGGTTCCTCTGGCAGCTCCCAGCGGTTGTTCAGCTCGAAGATCATCTCCCCAAGGTCTTGAGCGATCCCTCGGAACGTATCGACGTCTTTCGGGGTGAGCTTGAACCACTCGCCGTCAGGGGTCACCGGCCATTCGTCCCAAGTCGTGGCTCGCTTGCTGGCAAAGGCGGCGTGAAAGGTGGATTCCGCCTTGATCTGATCGGGGACTTTCACCGCCAGCAGCGGGATGTAATGTCGTCGCTGTTCGTGAAAAGCAGATCGCCACCAGTGCAGCCTTCGCGTCAGGTTCGCGGTTCGTCCGATTTTGCTGTACCTGCCCGGACGATAGATCAGGTATATATATCCGCTCTCGCTCATTCGTTCCTCCCTCACCCCGCCATGCGGCGGGATGGACGCCGGTGCTGGCTGCCCCAGGGGGCTGCACCCTCATGCACCAGCACCGGCGCGTCCCCGCGGTATCGCGAGGCGTCCCCGCGGTATCGCGGGGCGTTCACTCCGCCCACCGCCCCGGCGTCTAGCCGGGGAGCGAGGTCGCTCCCCAAGCCGTTCGTCGCGCGCGGGGCAGCGGGCGGGGTGACCCCGCGGTATCGCGGGGTGATCACCTGTCGCCCCGCCGTACGGCGGGGTCGCCCCTTCGCGAAGGCCGCAGGATCGTCGCCAAGCCGAACGCCCGCCGGGCATGGTTCAGCGCGTTGGCGTAGCCGGCCTGGTAGGCCTCCGAGACGCGATCCTCGATGGGGCTGTGCTGCAAGGCGTCTTGCGTCGCCTGCTCGATGGCGTCGAACTCCAAGGCCAATTCCTCGGTGCTCCACACTTTTCGTCTCATCGGATCCCTCTCTGTCCTTTCCAAAGGCGCCCTGGCTCCGGCCCGTTCGATCTCCTGTCACCGTCCCAGCGCTTCCTATGCGGTTGTGCGGGCCAGAGCCAGGGGCGTCGGTCATAGGGTGTAAGGCTCCAGGTCGGCGGCGACGGTGACCTGAGGCGTGGTGTGGATCCGCACGAAGTCGGGCGCGCCCAGGTCCTTGACCGCCTTCTCGAACTTTTTGTAGTCCAGCACCAGCGCGGCCCGCAGGTTCGTCTCGGCCCACTGACGCGCCAGTTTCTGGTCGTAGTCCAGCACGGTCAGCTCCCGGATGGCGATGGCCGGATGGGGGTGCTTGTCCCCATGAGCGGCGTAGGCCATCTGGGCCAGCTCGTCCAGCAGGGCGCGGGCGTCGGCCTCGGCGTCGCGGGCCAAAAGCACCCGCGCTTCGGCCTCGGTCAATTGCTGGCCCAGGGCGCTCGCGGCGATCTCTTGCCGGAGCGCCTCGCGGGCGCTGGCCGCCTCGTTGACCGCTCGTCTCGCCGCGGCCAGGGCTCGGACGGCGTGGTGCAACTCGGGGTCGATGCCGTTCATGAACACATCTCCTTGGCCCGTTCGCTGGCCTCCCCGTCGCGGTAGCCCAGGCGATAGACCCGCTCCACCACCATCCTCAGGCAGGGGACCATGATCGCCGGGCAACGCAGGTATTCCTCGGCGCTGACCATGATGCTGGCGGACAGGGCCATCAGCTGGTCCTCGCGGTCCGCCATGGGGACCCCTAGGTCGGGGTCCTCCACCAGCAGGCGCAGCGCCTCCATCCTCAGCTGCTCCATCGTCTCGAATGCGCTCATCTCGCCGCCTCCCCTCGCGCCGCGAGACGGGCGCATTCGTTCAGGACGGCGATCACCAGGTCGGGGGCGTCAGCGTTGACCTCGTAGACCTTGGCTTCGCTGTCGCTCCGCTCCCGATCGATCAGGGCGTTGATGGTGGCCTTGGTCTCGCCGTAGTCCAGCTCGGCGCTGGACTCCTTGCCCCACACGAACCGCAGGAAGGCGTGGCGGTCGTCGTCGGCCTCCTTGCCCTCGGTCCCCGCGGCCTTGGCGATCAGCAGGCGCACCAAGCTCTGTTGGGGCTTGCTGGGCTTGTAGGTGGGGTAGCGACGGGCGAGGTCCTTCGCGGCCTCCCGCAACAGCTCCCGATGGGCGTAAGGGTCCGCCCGGCTCGGCGCGGGATCGGCGGGGGTCTCCGCTGCCGCAGCGGCGACTTCCGCCTCGGCCTCGGTCGTCTCCTCCGCCGTCTCCTCGGCGTTGGCCTCCTCCTCGTCCCAGTCCTCCGCGTCGGGCTCGTCGTCCAGGATGATCCCCTCCTCCGCGTCGGGCTCGGGGAGCGCTTTCAGCGGCTCCGGTTCGCCCAGGGCCTGCCGCTCGGCGCTGGCGATCTGCGCCTGCACCCAGCGCACCGAGGGGGTCAGCTTCACCAGCCACTTCTTCCGGCGGACCCGCTTCTTCAGGTTGTCGTCCCACATGCTGATGGCCTGCTGGACGCGGTAGAGCCGGAACTCGATCCCCTGCAGGCCGTGGCCGTTCCCCTTGGCCTCGGCGTCCTCCAGGCAGGCCTGCAAGGCGCGGATGTCGTGCTTGCTGGTGGTCACGAAGGTGACGTACCCCACGTAGCCGGCTTGCAGCAGCTCGGGGATCAGCGCCTGCAAGCGGCCGACGG